AATCAATGTCATATCAGTAACTGTTGCGGTGTAGTCTTTACCATAGTAACTGATTGTTACTTTATAGTGTCCGTGACCGATTTTTCTTACCGATGTAATTCTTTCGTACTTTTTCATTGTGTTGTTTTTTTGGTGGTTTAACCGTTAATGATGGCTCAAATATAAAACAATTGTTTTGAATATTCACAACACTTAGACCAAAAAAAGTGAAAATATTTTTAGTTTGAACTCAATTCTGTCTGAAATGAGCGTTGAGAATAGCCTCTTGGTTGGTTTGGATTTCGTTGTACATCTCCTCCGCGTTTACTGCGGCATCGAAGATTACCTCCTGAGTGTCTATCAATGCCCGGACAGCGTACAATAGGTAGACCAGCAGACCGATTACCAATAGAACAAGGAACAGAATAGCGGTCAAAAGAAAGACTATCATCGAATCTTCCCGTTGATGATGCGGAGGTTGTCGACTTCGAAGTCTCCACCTTCTGAAATCTGCACGAAAGCGAAGCCATGATTCCACTTATTTATCGGCATATACATCGGGTTCATTTCGCATAAGCAACCAGTCGACCATGTTGTTACTATCTTGCCTTCCAAGTTGTTCTCGGTGTGTTCAGATGTTTGGTGGTTGTGTCCGCAGATAACGCTTGCCTTTGCTCTCATGTAGTACCCTCTCGCTGGATTGACCGGGCTAAAAACCGACCGCCCGAACTCATGCCCGTGTAAGATGTTCAGCTTACCAGCTTTGATAATTCGCTTGTCTTGGATTAACGTAACCCCGTATTCTCCGAACTTCAGCAAAGTGTCTAATGTAAACTCCGAAGTTCCGAGTAACTCAGGTGCTTTTGTTCTAAGGTATGCCTCGTAGCGTTCCTCGTGGTTGCCCAGCTTGAAGTAGATAGGGCAGTCCAATTCTCTTTTAAGAATGCCGAGCAGTTGCCGACAAGCCTCCAACTCAGCCGCGAATCCTCTTTTTCGTGGGTCTTTTTCGTAACGTGAAAGAGCGTAACAGTCCAATGTGTCACCGTTCAAAACCACAGCGTTTACCTTCTTCTCTTTGCCGTACTCAATTGCTTTCGTGAGTGCTTGGATGTTATGATAAGGTACGTGAATGTCAGACAGTAAAAGGATGCGGTCATTACCTTTGGGTAGAACGAACGGTTCCCAATCCTCTTCGTCAGATTCGGGCAGTCCAAACGGGTTAGCAACTCCTAACGCTTTAGCGTGTTCTGCTGGCTCTGCCTTATGGGTTGCCCTGTGGCGTTGTGCCTTGCCTCTCTGACCGCGATAGTAACGTATCTTCCCACGTACATCATCCACATCTTTAAAGACCTCCACGTTGTCCTTGTAAATCAAACGTGCAAGCGTTAAACTCGGAAGGCTTCCCCACTCAGGATGCTCTAAATATTCCTTTACAATTTCTCCTTTCATCTGTGTTGCGCCATTATTCGTTCGCGGTAAAACTTCGGGTCGATTTCGTTTATCTTCTTCGCCAGTTCCATCCATTGCCGCTTGGCTTCTGCCCGTTCTTCGGTTGTAGAGTCTGTTCCTAAGTTAGCTTGGATTGTGGCATTCTGCTGTAGGAGTTCGTCTATCTGTGTGCGAACTTCAGCATCTTGGTAATAGTAGTAATTCATCTACTGATTATGTTTCGACCAACGCCAACCCCTATGAAGTGCTGACCATTGTAGCCATAGTTTGCGCTAATGTACGTCTTTTTTATTGACCCGTGCAAACCCATACCGAACATCGGCTTTGTATTTTGGATGAAATCAGTTTGAACCCCGACCAAGCCATGAACTCCAACGCTGAACTTCTGTTCTTTTCTTTTGTACTGGACGGTCAGGTTTTCCGTTCTGTTCTGATAATTCGACCACTTAACCCGAACATCGCTGATAGTCGTGTCGTAATTAGCTACCTCAGTCAACCATGTTTGAACTATACTAACCGTATCTATCAATAACAATGTATCTAAACGAGTAACTATCTTTTCGGAGTAGATAGTATCATAACGAGTAATGAGTTCTCTTCGGACGAATCTAACTGTGTCAACCTTCCATCGGTCAACGTATTGGATTTGGGGAATTGGCTTCTCTACGATTTTGGTAATCGGTTCGCTTCCGCAACCTTGCCATGCCACGATAACGCCCAAAATGAACGCAAGGACAACTGTAATTAAATGCCCTCGCCAATCCATAGAGCGACCTCCGCTTCTCGCCTTCTAACTAATCCGTTCAGAACCTTACCTCCGCCTTTGTTCCATCGTCTGAACTGCTCGGGAATACGAGGAAACTCAGGGTTTGAATTAAGCCAAGCTAATAAAGTAGAGTTTGAAAGGTTGCCGATGCCTACGTTGTAGGTGAATGAAATGAGAGCAGCCAGCTTATGCGCTGGAAGTTTGACCTCCAATACGTTTTTAACTTGCTTTTCGACCGATTTAATGGTGTCCATAAGCATCTCCGTGGCTTGCTCTTCGGTTATCTCATGGTCGCCCATTGTAACCCTTTCGCCATTTGGGTACATGGTATTTCCGTAGCCGATAGTGGGTACGTTAGCTGGGCATAGATACGGCTTACTTTCAAACCCTTCGAACTCCTTTATCACTTTTGCTGCTAACTTTGCCGCGCTTGGTCTTTTTGTCTTCGCAGTTTCCATCTTTACAGTTACATTCTCTTGGTGCAATAGCGCACCATTTTACATTTTGCACCTATTTTCTTTTAGTTCGCCGCGCATCTCAACCAACGCCTTCGTGTTCTCCGCTATCACATCGCTGAACTTCTCTACGTGCTTGTCATTCGCCACTTGCCATTCCTTGCGCTCATCTCTGTGTATGTCGGTTAACTTATTAAGGTAGTACACCAACACCGCGAGAAAGATTCCCGCTATTCCGTAACTCGCAAGTGCTTCTAAAATTGCATCCATCACAAAACTAAGTTATCTTCTTCATCAATCTCAGGAATGATGCCCCCAGCATGGATAATGATTAATCTCATTTGCTGGTTATTCATACGTTATTTCAAGCGTTTCAACACACGCACTTAATTCATCTTCGGTTAATCCATTGCCGTCCATAACGTCCAATGCCCAACCGTTTACCAACTCAATCTCTGTCCACCGCTTAATAGTTTCTCCTTCAGCCCAGTTCAGGTCGGTTATACCCTTGCGGTTCCGTACATCGCACTCTTCGTAATTATCAAATATCATATACATTTCAATGTCCTTAATGTTGTAACAGCTTCTTCTATTTCAGTAATCTCTGCTGATGTATCTGAGATGTAGGTATATTGATGATACCATTGACCGACATAATTATAACCATATCCATAATTTCCAAATCCCCAATCCGTTGCCGCAGTATTAGCTGTTATTATCGATACTGTTTTTGCATTTCCGACAAGAAAATCGTGAACTGCATCGCGCGTTGGTGAAGTCGTGCCAATGTAAGCTCCATCAATATACATATTTGGCGTACCTATGCCGATAAAACCAAGTCCTGTATCACCATTGTTGGCGGCTATGCATTTGCCCGATGCCGCACTTAAACCTGCATTGAGAAGTGAAAACTTGCTAAAATTAGTATCGACTGTCATATACACGTCTCTGACACCACTGTATATCGGAGTGTTCGACCCTCCGCTAGCCGTGTTCAGTTTATTAGTATCTATCCACGCGATAAAAGGCACACCGTCATTATTAGGTATTGCGCCATTTATCATCGCCAGTGGCTGCTCGGCAAGGGTAGATGTGAACCAATCGTTTCCATTACCGAAACTATCATAAATACGAACATATCTACATTCTGCCAGTTCACCGAAGGTTCTCAATGCTTGCCAGTCTGGTATATTTCCATTGAACGGAATATCCTGCTCTACCCCCGTGTCAAGCCTCTTCACTTTCGCCCATGCACCTGCATAAGACGAGGATGCTTTATAGAATCCAACCGCTTGTGAAGGTGTGGCAGCAGTCAGTTCATCGAAGTATATCCACGCAACATCCACCACGACTGAATCTATCACATCATTCGTTCCGTCAGACACTCTGACCAATATGGTTCGTTCACCATCGACCTGTGCGCTCCACACAAGAACGTTACTCGCTTGCGTAATCTCTATCGAAGTGCCGTTCATCTGTGGAACGGTAAAGGTATAATCTCCAACGGGCGTGAACCCATTTGCCGTTGCCGTTATGGTAACCGAATCGCCCAAGTCTGGGTTATTATCTGAAACGGATAATGATATTGAATTAGGCGTTGCTCCTCCACCGCCCGATGGTCTTGTTAATATTGACGGCATAGCTTATTGGTTATAAATGATAACGCTTCCGCTTGACATGGTGATAGCTGTAATAGCATCGCCCGAAGGGACAACGATGTACGCCCCAGCTTTCAAGGTCGCGCCCGTTAGCCCAAAGGCGGCAAGGGCATCAACGCCATCAACTTCGAAGGTGGTTAGAACGGTGTCCTCTTGAGCGATGAATGCGTAGCCTTTTAAGCTTGTCAATGCCCCCGTTCCTGTAAGGAGTTTGCAACCGCGTGTTCCGATTAGTTTTTGAGATTCAGTCATTTTAGTTAGGTATTTGGCACTTATTGTAGTCGTATGGTTGTGTAATAGAAAGAACGCAAGAATGTCCGCTTACCTTGTCATCAAATCGCTCGGTAAAAGGCTCAAGGGTTACGCTCGGTTGAATGCTTAAATCTGTCGTGTGAAGTTGTCGAAAGTATGCCACGAAGTCCAATAACACTTGGATGGTATCGCTCATCACTTCTTGCTCGTTCTCTTCGCCCGGTAAGACCCTATCCATTGCCAATAGTCGGATGTTATAGGTCAATGTCCGCTCAGATAATACAACGCTCTCTTCGATAGCCCACAGAACAAGGTAGTCAAGTTCTTTCGGGTTGATTTCCCAAACATCGCCCTGACCGTACTGCTTCACTTGAAGGTGCGCTGCGGCTTGGTTCTCGATTAGGGTTAGTATTTCGTTGAGCGTGTACATATGCTTTTAGCTTCGCTTGATTTCTCTTACTTGCGTTTGTACTCATATTTGTCCTCCAATGAAATAAACTTCGGTCTGCGCCCCAAGAACATTCCTGTTGTGTAGGTTCTCGTGTCAGGCTGGATTACATCAAGACCATCGTCAGGGTTAGCGTAAGCTGGGTAATTGGATTCGTTTTCTAAAAGGAAAGTAACGAGCCTCTCCGTGTACCATTCCGCCTTATCCTTATACCTCTTTGAAATGAAGTTGATTTCGTCAAGTGAAGCGTTCGAACTGTTCTCAGAACTCTGCTGGTGTAGCCCTTTGTTCAGAAACTTGTAGCTAATGGCAGTCGGTGCTTCTGATTGAACCCAATGAAGTAACGCTGGCTGGATGTAATCCTCCAAAAGTGTAAGATTAGCAGCCGTTAGCGTAGAGTTGGTTATCTGTGTCTTCAACTCATTGTAAAGAGTAGTCCCGATTTTGTGCTGGATGTGAATGTCTTGGCACATCAACACCACAGGTCGCAAGTACTTGAAGTCGATATTCTCATGGAGCAAAGTGTTGTCCTTGAGGAATGTTTCGGATATAAAGAGAACGTTCGCCATTACTTCTTAATTCTCATAAGTTGTTGCTCCCAGTAGT